GAGCGTCGATCCCCCGTATGGAGCGGAGAATATAAGGCTCAGCTAGGATGACACGCCTGCACTGTCGACATTAGTTAAGTTGCAATTACACGTCTGTTGCCGAAGAAACCATTTTAGTCAACTGATTATGATTTTTGTATAATGATAAACAGTGATGAACTGTATAACTCATCAACAACAAAACGGATTACGAACCTATTTGTAACTATCTTGATCGAAGTCTAGTAGATCCCCAATATAGCCCTGAAAAGCTTGAGGGACGAGATAGCTCTATAAATAGCCGTGAGGCTTTAAATCCTGATAAGTACATTACCTGAGAATTCCTTCTTTTGGAGTTTGAATTTATATAAGTTAGTACCAATAGTTAATATCATTTAAGTATGTTATTATTGCTGAAGGCATGTATTTCGGATAATAACCTCTACATTGATATATAAACTATATGCAAGTCTCGGTGGATATTGCATTATGGTCGCAGTTAACCTGTAGCTTATATATTCCTGTGTCGGAGCAGTGGTAATGGAGCCGGACGATTTCGCCAAAAATGTTCACTTCTCAACAAAATAACAAAATTACTAAACAACCCGCCCCCCTTTCTTATCTTGCAAGTATGCGAGCAATTACTATGGATGAAGAGCAAGAATATTTTCTTACTCTAAAGTCTGTAGAAAGAGCTCAAATATTGAAGATGGTTTATGTGGACCAAAATTGATTTCTTTATATTACATCAAGATATCAATTGTACCGGTTTTACATTAACTATAGTAGATAAGGATGAAAGAACAAAGGACCTCGAGTATTTTGACCTTAATTGTGAGTATTATGAGAATTTGTATGATGCATTAATGGATTCTGAGTTTTCTAAAACTTGGTTTACATTGTTGCTAAAATATATTGATTATGCTCCAATTAGTACGAACAGTCGAGGAATGCCCCGCCCGGAGACCATCTGTGTTTCAAAACATTGGTGGTATGAGTTATATAGGATTGGATTCTTGAATAAGTTGTACCGATGTGGAGACTGGGATAGTATTTTACTTCTCCTTTCAGGAGATATTGAAGAAAACCCGGGACCTGTTGATATTTCTTATAAAGAATCTTGCAGACAGAAGAGAATGAAGAAATGCGTTTCTAAGACTTATGAGGAAATCAAAATGCAACAGCATATTGATAGAATCAATAATGAAGAGAAACGTGCTCATATGACGAAACCCCGTAAGTTAAAGGATTTGATTGAAGTTGAAATGCAAGGAATGTTTAATTGGACTGAAGAAAGGGAAATCTTGAAGAGTACTGCATTCAAATTCAACCATTCGATGGACCGAGCGAATCATATTATGGATAATCTGATCCCACAACTTGAGGATACTTTGTCTGGTTTCAGACAAACGTATGCAAAGTGTGAAGCGAAATTCTTTGGATCAATAAGTGTTATTGATGTCTGCATAGATATCATTAGTGCTTTGTTGCAAGTGAGCTTCGCTAAACCTGGACTCAAGTTAGCTTCTATTGCAGTAGAAGTGTTCAGACTTATTAAGAAATATGTCTCAGGAATTAAGATTAACACCGATAAGATAAAAGAACTTTTGACTTTTGGTAAACAAGCTTTGAGTAGTAGTAACCCTATTATTCAGGTTTCCATGCAAATGGATATGCCAGAAGTTGATCCTTCAATTTTATTACAACCTGGTGTTATAGTAAGTGCAATCTTTTTAGTTTTAAGTGTAGTTTTTACTAAGACCCTCCCAAGTAAGACTGGTGTTGAGGCGATGTTAAAGAGGACTGGAGAACTAGGACGCTCTGCAAAGGGCATCATGGATCTCAATACAGTTCTTAATACATCAGTAACCTCAATGCTTGAATACTTTGGAGTACATACTTTAGGATTAAGACAAGAAGCTGAACTTCAAGTTCTCGTAGAAGGTTATAAAACTTGGTGTGATGAAGTTGCGGCTTTAGTAGGACATAAGATTAACATGGATGGTACTTTAGATGGAAGAAGTATTGTTGAAGATATTATGAGAGATACAAAAGAAATCCAACGTGTAGAAAATCTCTACAAACGTGGATTGGAAATTTCTCGTAATATTGCAGACATGAAACTTCCAACAAAATTAACCATTAGTTTTAATACACACATGAGATACTTGACTGAAGTTTTCAAAGCAGTAGATACGTCTGGTGCTTTTGGAAATAAACCCCGAACTCAACCTGTAGTTATTTGGCTATATGGTGAGTCTGGAGTTGGTAAGTCAGGTATGACATGGCCCCTAGCTGTAGATCTTAATAATAGTTTAGTAGATAATGTAGAGGAGATGCGTAATTTTTCCAAGAATATTTACATGAGAAATGTAGAACAGGAATTTTGGGATAATTATCAAGGACAAAACGTTGTAGTTTATGATGATTTTGGACAGATGAGGGATTCAACATCTAATCCTAATCCTGAATTCATGGAATTAATACGCACAGCTAACATAGCCCCTTATCCTTTACATATGGCTCATTTAGAAGATAAGCGTAAAACTAAATTTACATCTAAAGTAATTATCATGACATCTAATGTTTTTGAACAGTCAGTTAATTCGTTAACTTTTCCTGATGCTTTTAGACGCAGAGTTGATCTGTGTGCTGAAGTACGTAATAAGGTTGAGTTTACGAAGGAAGGATATTCAAAGACTAAAGGATGCATGGTAAGACGCTTGGATAAGGATTTAGTTAAGAAGAAGACTGGAGACATATGTTCAACAGAATGTTATTTAGTAGACTTGGTTAATCCCGAGACTGGAGAGAAATACCAAACTGATTTAGAATATGAAGATTTTTTAGATATGTGTTTGGAGAAAACTCAGGAGTGTAGAGATAATTCTGCTAAGTTGAACGAATTTCTGATGAACTATGCTGAAAGTCGATCAAAACGACCCGAACAAAAACACGATAAGTGCCCTGAATTGGAATTTGAAGATGCAATTGAAGTGTCTATGCAAGTAGACGCTGACTCGTCTTTAGTTCCAATTGAGAAGTCTCGTCTTCAAGAGATGATTGAGAGTTGCCAAGGAGTTGTGTATGATGCCTGCGGCAAGACCGTATACATTTCTAAGTTAGCTTTTGAACTAGCCCCTCTTGAGTATGAGAAACAAATGGAAAGAATTTCAGGGATGAAATTTTATCAGAAAATGGCAAGTGGTGTTGTATACCTTCGTCAAGTTCGTGACACGAGTATGAAAATGCTTAATTCATGGATGGAAGAATGTATACAATATGCAAAGGATCACCCTTGGACAATAGTAGCTGGAGTTCTAGGAACCTTCATTGGCATTCTCACCATTGTTGGTTTCTGGAAATGGCTATGCTCTGATGGACAGAAGAAGAAACAGGCAATTAAGCGTCATTTCATTAATACTGGATACACGCTTATTATACCTGAACGAGAATTGAATAAATTCTGGGAGTTGGATGAAACTCTCGATTTACGTGGAATGCCTGTAAATCAAATAGAGGAACATCTCGCTCTACTACTGAAGCCGCGTCATCGCGTGGTTTTAGTACCTAAAGCCACTAAGTACATAATAAGTTTAGTGGATAATCATGCCAAATTGACAGATAAGATTATTCTTATAACTGCTAATAGGTATGTGTTTTATAAAAATCAAAATTATGAATTAGTGTTTGGAGAATTAAATCAATTTTTCGAAAAAGACCCAGAATCCCTTGTGAATACTCCTAAGGTTGAAGCTTTTGCTTCCGCCGATTTGAGTACTTACAAAAATAGGACCCCGATTGTGATCGAAGCACAGACATCTGGAGATAATGTGACTCTTAAACAACAAAAGGTTAAAGTAATTGAAGCAAAAACATCTACTGATGAAGTTACTTTGAAACAACAAAAACCTATTGTTATAGAGGCACAGTCTTCTGGTGATTGTGTGACCCGAAAACAACGAGTACAACGAGTGATTGAAGCATTTGCAAGTAGTGATGCTGTGACATTGAAGAAATCTACTGCGAAATTCGTAGAAAGTGACCCAAATGACATAGTTGATGTTACAATGCAAATGTGGAAAGATCAAGTTGCCCAACGATTGATAACCAACCGTGTATTGACAAATTTGTATAAAGTTTGTTTGGTACACAATGACGATCGAATAACACCTCTTTTGAATGGACTTTTTGTTCGTTCAAATTTGATGTTAGTACCTGGACATCTTCTTGGATTCATTGCTGAGTATGACACAATTGAAATTCGAAATCTCTTTGACGTGGTATTTAGAGTGCCATGGAAAGATGTGAAGAAAGTTCCAATTGTTAATGCTTTTGGTGAATCTAAAGAAGCAGCGTTATTGGCCTTCCCAAAATTCGTTTGCCAACATTCTGATTTAGTTAAGCATTTCCAAAATGCTGAATCTATGTCGAAATTTAAACGATGTGAAGTCACTCTACCCGTTTTACGTTTCTCTGAGAAAGTTGGTAAATTTTTATCAACACTCATTGAATGTGATCGAGTGGAGGCTTATGATAGACCTTATACGCTGAACGATTCTCAAAAAGGACAATATATTCTACGTCAAGGCTTAGAATATATGATGCCCACGACTAATGGTGATTGTGGCTCGCCGCTCATCATTAATGAAACCCAAGTTTTGAGGAAAATTGCTGGTATTCATGTAGCTGGAGCTACAACTGGCAAAGCCTATGCTGAGTCTATAACCCAAAAAGATCTTGAGCGAGCATTTATTAAAATAGATGTAAGCATGCAGATCCAATTGGATTTGGATTCAACATTGGATTTCTCAAAACCCGAACCCAAATTGCCTTCTGGTACTGAATTTGGTCCTGAAGATCTCAGCTTTTGTGATCTTCCCGCCCTAAAGATGTTACCAGTTGGTAAACTTTCTGAATCCTTATTCGAACCTGGCAAGACGGATATAAGGCCCTCTTTGGTACATGGTCAAATTAGTGACATAAAAACAAAACCAGCCTATTTACGTAATGTAATTAAGGATGGAGATTTTGTTAATATGAAACATAAAAATTTGATGAAATGTGCTATGGATACACCCTATATCGACAAGGACATGATTGATGAGGCATATCAGTTAACTAAATCTGTTTGGTTAAAAGGTATGAGAGATGAATTGAAGAAGGTTCTCACTTATGAAGAAGCCATTTGTGGCTCTGAAGTAAGTGAGTACATTTCTTCAATAAATCGAAGTAGTTCCCCTGGATATCCTTGGATTAAGGATAGAACAAAAGGAACTAAAGGAAAACAAGGCTGGTTTGGATCTGAAGGAGAATATATTCTCAATGAAGATGTTAGACTGGCCGTTCAACGACGAATTCAGGCAGCTCGTGAAGGAAAACGATTACCTGTAATGTGGGTTGATACATTGAAAGATGAGCGTCGACCCATTGAAAAAGTTAATCAATTGAAAACACGAGTATTCTCAAATGGACCAATGGATTTCTCTATAGCTTTTCGAATGTATTATTTGGGCTTTATAGCTCATTTGATGGAAAATCGAATTACTAATGAGGTGTCCATTGGAACGAATGTGTATTCTCAAGACTGGAGTAAAACTGTTCGTAAGTTGACTAAATTTGGAAATAAAGTTATTGCAGGTGATTTTTCAACTTTTGATGGATCACTGAATGTATGTATTATGGAAAAATTTGCAGATTTAGCGAATGAGTTTTATGATGATGGAAAAGAAAATAATCTGATCAGACACGTATTGTTGATGGATGTGTACAATTCTGTACACATTTGCAATGACTCCGTGTATATGATGACACACAGCCAACCCTCTGGAAATCCCGCAACGACTCCGCTCAATTGCTTCATTAATAGTATGGGATTACGAATGTGTTTCGCAATTTGTGTTAAGAATGCAGGCATAAAGATGACAATGAGAGATTTTGGTAAGCATGTTTCCATGGTCTCTTATGGAGATGACAATGTCATAAACTTCAGTGATGAAGTATGTGAATGGTATAACATGGAAACTATTGCTAAAGCATTTGAAACCCTTGGATTCACCTATACTGATGAGCTTAAGGGCGTAAATGGCGAAGTACCAAAATGGCGATCAATTAAGGACGTGCAGTATTTAAAACGTAAGTTTAGATACGATGAACAACGGAAGGTTTGGGAAGCCCCACTTTGTATGGACACAATTCTTGAAATGCCAAACTGGTGTCGAGGAGGACTTGACATTCAAGAAGGTACAAAGTTGAATTGTGAAAATGCAATTATGGAGCTTTCCATGCATGAAGAGAGCGTTTTTAATACCTGGTCTAAAATAATTGACCGAGTATATGCAAATGCGACTGGAGATCACCTGGACATAAACACTTATCGTGGTTATGCTCAGGAGCGGTTTCTGGAATACTATATGTAAGTATAGTGTTCTGGAGGCATCATTCTATGGTTACCCATCATTAGAGGAAATTTCCAATAAACTCTGGTGTAAGGCTTAGAGTGATGGTCGAGGTGCCCTATTTAGGGTGAGGAGCCTCGGTGGCAGCCCCACCAAATCCTCTATTGGATAGGAACAGCTGTACTGGGCAGTTACAGCAGTCGTATGGTAACACATGCGGCGTTCCGAAATACCATGCCTGGCGATTCACAACAAGAAAGCAATACTCCCAACGTACACAATACGGAACTCGCTTCGTCCACTAGTGAAAACTCGGTTGAGACCCAAGAAATCACAACCTTTCATGATGTGGAAACTCCAAATAGGATCGATACCCCCATGGCTCAGGATACTTCATCGGCTAGGAACATGGATGATACGCACAGTATTATTCAGTTTTTACAGCGCCCCGTTCTCATTGACAACATTGAGATCATTGCTGGAACAACGGCCGATGCAAACAAACCCCTTAGCCGATATGTGTTAGATCAACAAAATTCCCAAAAGTATGTACGAAGCTGGACATTACCATCAACGGTGCTTAAGGCTGGCGGAAAAGCTCAAAAGCTTGCCAATTTTAAGTACCTGCGATGTGATGTTCAGGTGAAGTTAGTACTTAATGCGAATCCCTTTGTAGCAGGAAGAATGTATCTAGCATATAGTCCTTACGATGATAAAGTTGACACGGCCCGTAGTGTTTTACAAACATCGCGAGCTGGGGTCACAGGCTATCCGGGAGTCGAATTAGACTTCCAATTGGACAACTCTGTAGAAATGACTATTCCATATGCCTCTTTCCAAGAGGCTTATGATTTAGTTACTGGAACGGAAGATTTTGTACAGTTGTATTTGTTCCCAATCACACCTGTACTAGGACCTAAATCTGAATCAGAAAGTTCCAAAGTTGACATTTCAGTTTATATGTGGTTGAGTAACATATCTCTTGTTATTCCAACTTATCGCATGAATCCTGATATTGTCAAACAAGGAGCTTCAAGGATGGTAACTGAATTTGTTCCAAATCCTCTTGAAAAAGATGCCAAAACCATAGCAGATGCTCTTAAGAAAGTTCAGAAAAATAATCCTTCTGGGTATAAATATATTATGCATGTCTTGACTGGCTATGAACCTGAAGTAAAGAATGTAACAATGCAAGTGAACGCTCCAAAAACGAAAACAAGTCAAAAATCTACCTCAGAAAATCCCAAAGTTGGACCAATATCTGAAGTGGCTTCTGGAGTGAAGACAACAGCTAATGGAATTGAGCGTATCCCTGTGATAGGTGAAATTGCAAAGCCTGTAACAACTGCTGTAAAGTGGTTTGCAGATGTTGTCGGAACTGTGGCAGCTATTTTTGGCTGGTCCAAACCTCGAAATCAACAACAGGTATGTCCATTCAAAATGTGCCTGCATGGGGATATTCTCTCTATAAAGGCATACGATATGAGCGTACCATTGGCTTATGATCCTAATAACGAACTTGGTGACTTGAAGGATGTTTTTCCTTCTGCGGTTGACGAAATGGCTACAGGGTATGTTTGCGGCAATCCAGCCGTGAAACATGTTCTTACCTGGAAGACGACTGACGTAATTCAGAAACCAATAGCAAACGGAGATGATTGGGGTGGAGTTATACCAGTGGGAATGCCTTGTTATTCTAAATCCATTAGAATTACAAGTATTTCAGAAACGGAAAATCGTGAAACTGAAGTCATAGATGCCGCTCCATGTGAATATGTTGCTAACATGTTCTCGTATTGGCGTGCAACTATGTGTTATAGGATTACCGTGGTGAAAACAGCTTTTCATACTGGCAGACTTGAGATTTTCTTTGAACCAGGAGTGATACCCGTTAAACCCACTGTTAATAACATTGGGCCTGATCAGGATCAACTCACAGGAACGGCGGCTCCTTCCGATAATAACTATAAGTACATTTTGGACCTGACTAATGATACAGAAGTTACAGTACGTGTTCCTTTTGTTTCAAATAAGATGTTCCTTAAGACTGCTGGAATCTATGGTGCTAACAGTGAAAATAACTGGAACTTTCATGAATCCTTTAGTGGATTCTTGTGTATAAGACCAGTCACTAAATTGATGGCTCCTGATACTGTGTCTGACAATGTATCTATAGTTGTTTGGAAGTGGGCAGAAGATGTAGTAGTAGTAGAACCGAAACCATTAACATCCGGACCAACGCAAGTATATCGACCACCCCCAACTGCTTCAACAGCTGTTGAAGTCTTAAATGTAGAACTTCAAATTAATATAGGTAATAAGACTAACGAAAATGTAATCTCATTTTTTGACTCTACAGATGCTGAAACACAAAATCACAACGCTTTAATGAAAGGATGTGGTGAGTTTATTGTAAACTTGCGAACTCTTCTCAGAACCTTTAGAACAATAACAGATAATTGGATATTACAAGCTAATACCAAGACACCAATCACGGACCTCACAAACACCACAGATGCTCAGGGTCGAGACTATATGTCTTACCTGTCCTATTTATACCGATTTTATCGAGGAGGTCGGCGTTATAAATTCTTTAATACCACCCCTCTCAAACAATCTCAAACATGCTATATAAGAAGCTTTCTTATACCACGTAATTACTCAGCTGATGAAATTAACGTAGACGGACCTTCACATATAACATACCCCGTAATCAATCCTGTGCATGAAGTAGAAGTTCCATTCTATTCTCAGTATAGGAAAATACCTATCGCTTCAACATCGGATAAAGGTTATGATTCCTCTCTAATGTATTTTTCAAATACAGCAACAACTCAAATTGTTGCCAGAGCAGGAAACGATGACTTTACCTTTGGTTGGATGATAGGTCCACCCCAGCTACAAGGCGAATCACGCTCCGTAGCCCCCTAGATGTGCACTGGGAGACAGACAAATCTCCCTATGTATGGCTATAGTCTAAATTTTTCACAAAATTTCAGTTTAGACCGAAAACCGACACTTGAACTGGATATAGTACATTAATGTCCTGCAGCTAACACTGTAGTTTATATCTAGGTAGAGTGGGCAAAATTTTCGAATTAGGTAAATTTAAAAAAAAAAAA